ATGCAGATGGGCCAGCCGCCGAAGATGTGGCACCGGTCCATCTCGTCCGGCCGCGGCATCGGCAAATCCGCCCTGTTCAGCTTCGAAGGGCTGTGGATGATGTCCACGCGCCTGGGCAGCACCACGATCGTGACCGCCAACACCGAGGCCCAGCTGGTCAGCCGAACGATGGCAGAGCTGGGCAAGTGGCACACCCTGGCCATCAACAGCCACTGGTTCGACAAGTCCGCCATGAGCCTGCGGCCGGCCGAGTGGTTCGAAGCGTTGCTCAAGCAGGACCTGAAGATCGACACGGGCTACTACTACCTGCAGGCCCAGCTCTGGTCCGAAGAGAAGCCCGACGCCTTCGCCGGCGCGCACAACCACAACGGCATGATGCTGAAGTTCGACGAGGCGAGCGGCATCCCCCAGTCGATCTTCTCCGTGTCCGACGGCTTCTTCACCGAGCCCGTCCTGGACCGCTACTGGGATCTCTACTCCAACCCCCGAAACAACACCGGCGCCTTCTTCGAGAGCCATCACCGGGACCGCGACATCTGGAACCCGACCCAGATCGACGCCCGGACGGTGGAGGGCACGGACCTGGCGGTCTACCAGAAGATCATCAACCAGTACGGCGAGGACTCCGACGAGGCCCGGGTGGAGGTCTACGGCCAGTTCCCCAACTCCGGCGAGGACCAGCTGATCCCGATGGACGCGATCCTGGGCGCCAGGGAACGCGACATCATTCCCGATCCCGGCGCACCCCTGTGCATGGGCATCGACTTCGGCAACGGCGGCAAGGACCCGTCCGTCATCCGGTTCCGCAAGGGCTACGACGCGCGCACCATTCCGGCGATCCGGCGCAGCGGCATGCAGGTGCTGGACTTCACCGCCAACGTGGTGGCGCCGGCGATCGACAAGTACCAGCCCGACTACATCATGGCCGACACCAACGGCGTGGGCGCCCCTGGCGCCGAGTGGCTGCGCGCGGCCGGCTACCGGGTCATCAGCGTGTACGCCCAGGGGAGCCCCAAGGACGAGGCCCAGTACTTCAACAAGCGCGCCGAGTGCTGGGGTGAGATGGCCGTGTGGCTGCGCAACGCGGCGATCGACGACTCGGACATCCTCAAGGACGACCTCAAGGGGCCGAAGCGGTTGCGCCACAAGCTCACCGGCAAGCTGCAGGTGGAGAGCAAGGACGACATGAAGGCCCGGGGGCTCGCGTCCCCCAACGACGGCGACGCCCTGGCGATCACCTTCGGCCAGACCGTGGCGCGCAAGGACCACGCGGCCGCCCGATCCGGCCGGCGGAGCCGGATGGCACAGAACGTGGACTACGATCCCTTGGCCTGAGTGTGGACAAAACGTCCACAAAAGGGCACAATGTCCACGACCGTTACTGCCTCCAAGGCCGCCCCGTGAGCTTCGTTGCTTCCTTCACCCGAGGACTCGGGAACATTTTGGGTGTCAGCCCGAAGAAGGCCAGCGCCCCGGCGGCCAACCCCGCCGTGCCGACCGTGGCCAACACCACCGCCGAGGCCGACGCGCAGATCGACGAGGAGAACAAGCGCCGCGCGATGTACGGCAAGTCGAGCACGTACCTGACCTCCGGCGGCGGCGCGGGCCTGGCCGACACCGGCACCGTCAGCACTTCCGGCCTTCTGGGGAGCTGACCGTGAACGAGCGCGAAAGCATCCTCACCAGGGCCGGCGGCATCGACACTGTGGGCGGCATAGACCGCGACGGGATCATCCACGACGGCAGCGACTCCAAGGGCGGCTGATGTCCGACGCCGACCTGATCGACCGCATCCTGCACGGCCTCTCAGAGGCCAAGACCAGCCGCGCCAACTTCGAGCGGTTCTGGGAGGACACGGCGCGCGTGGTGCTGCCGCACTACCAGTACACGTTCAACTCCGACAACTACCGCACCCCGGGCCAGGAACGCGGCCTGGAGATGTTCGACGTCACCGCGAACACCGCGCTGTTCCGTTACGCCGCGGCGATGGAGTCGATGCTGACCCCGCGCAGCGGCCGCTGGCACGGCATCCGGATCGCCGATCCCAAGCTCAACGCCAAGCGCAACGTGCGCCTGTGGTGCGAGCAGGTGACGGACATCATGTTCCACTACCGCTACGCGGCGCGCTCTGGGTTCCACACCCAGCAGCACGATGCGTATGTGACCCAGGGCGCGTTCGGCACGTCGGCCATGTTCGTCGACCAGCTGCGCGATCCGAACGACCCCAACGCCCGTGGCCTGTCCTACCGCAACATCAACCTGGGCGAGGTCTACGTCTCGGAGAACCACCAGGGGCTGGTCGACAAGGTCTGGCGCCGCTGGCGCACGAGCCTGCGCAACGTCTACAACCGCTTCCCGGACGCGCCGTTCTCTCCCGGTTTCCTCGAGCGGCTGAAGAAGGACCCCGAGGAAAAGGTCTACGTCGTCCACCACATCTACCCGCGCGAGCGCTGGTCCGGCCGGCCGCTGTCGGGCAAGGCGATGCGCTTCGGCAGCTGCTACGTGCTCGAGTCCGACCGGCTGCTGCTGGAGGAATCGGGTTACCGCACCTGGCCGATGCCGGTGGCGCGCTACACCACGGCCCCGGGCGAGGTGTACGGCCGTGGCCCGGCGATGCTGGTGCTGCCGAGCATCAAGGGGCTGAACTCCCAGAAAAAGACGATGCTCAAGCAGGCCCAGCGCGCGGTCGATCCCGTGCTGCTGGCCCACGACGACGGCATCCTCGAGGGCGTGAACTTGATGCCTGGCGCGGTCAACTACGGCGGCATGTCCGCCGAGGGCCGCCGGCTGGTCGATGTGCTCCCGACCGGCAACCTGAACATCGGCGTGGAGACGATGCAGGAGGAACGGCAGGCGATCAACGACGCCTTCTACGTGACCCTGTTCCAGATCCTGGTCGACAACAACACGATGACCGCGACCGAGGTGCTGGAGCGTGCGCGCGAAAAGGGCGCGCTCCTCTCCCCCACGTTCGGCCGTTACCAGAGCGAGAGCCTGGGGCCGATGATCGCCCGCGAGTACGACGTCCTGTACGCCCAAGGGCTGATCCCGCCGCCGCCCCCGGAGCTGATGCAGGCCGGCGCCACGTGGGAAGTGGAGTACGACGCGCCGCTCAACCGGGCCATGAAGTCCGAGGGCGCGGCCGGTTTCCAGCGCACGCTGCAGCTTGCGTCGGAGATCGCCAACGTATCGCAAGACCCCTCCGTGTTTGACGTGTTCAACCTGGACGAAGCCCTGGTAGACACGGCGCGCATCCAGAGCACCCCGGAGCGGTACATCGCCACGCCCGAGCAGATCGCGGCCAAGCGCCAGGGCCGCGCGCAGGCGCACGCACAGCAGCAGCTGGTCGACGCCGCGCCTGCGGTTGCGGCCACCTTGAAGGCCGTTGGGGCCGGGCAGGTCAACGGTGCCTAAACCGACTCGTCCCGAGTTCGAGTACCACTACGTCCGCAAGACGATGGATCGCACGGAGCGCAGGCGCGCGATCCGCCAGGGCTACGCTGACTTCCAGCACTTCGGCTGGCAGAAAGAGCCGCCGTTCGGCATGACCGACCCGCGCCGGTGGCTGTGGCAGAACGGCGCCGAAGCCGCCGAAGCCGTCCACACCCAGCGGGCGAACTTCAACGTGATCGAGAGCGCTCCCGGATGGAACTGAGCACGATCCTCAACTGGCTGCGCCGTCGACAGAGCGCGTACCGCGCGGTGTTCTCCGGCCCACAGGCCGACATCGTGCTGGCGGACCTGGCCGTGTTCTGCCGCGCCACGACGTCCACCTTCCATCCGGACCCGCGCGTACACGCCGTGGCCGAAGGCCGCCGAGAAGTGTTCCTGCGAATCCAGAACCAGCTTCACCTTTCCGACGAGCAGCTGCTTGAACTCGTCACCCAGGGTAAGAGCCCAAAGGAGTAACCCATGACCGACGGCGCTACTGCGACCACCACGGCCGCTGCCGACACTTCCGGCGGCACGACTGTTTCCTCGACCGCTGCCGCGCTGGCCGGCGGCGGTGCCGCGACCACGACCACCGCCGACGTCACCACCCAGGTCCAGGCCGCGGCCGACGCCGCGCAAGGGAAGGGCGCGCCAAGCCCGATCACCTGGCTCCCGGACGCCAGCCCCGAGCTGGTCGGCTACGTCCAGAACAAGGGCTGGACCGATCCCAAGCAGGTGCTGGAGGGCTACCAGAACCTGGAGAGGATGCGCGGCGTGCCGGCCGAGCGCCTGCTGACGCTGCCGGCGGCTGACGCCGACGAGGCGGCCAAGGGCGCGTTCTACGAGAAGCTGGGCCGTCCGAAGGACGTGGCCGGCTACGAGTTCAAGCTGGGCGAGCAGGACAACGCCTTCGACTCCGGGCTCAAGCAGAGCTTCTTCAAGCACGGCATCACCGCCGAGCAGGCCAAGGGCGTGATCGCCGACTACGCCGCGATAGCCGACGCGCAAACCAAGGCGCAGGCCGACGCCGCGGCGCAGAAGACCAACGCCGAACACCTCGAGCTGATGCGCGAGTGGGGCGCGGCCGCGCAGCAGAACCTGGGACTGGCCAACAAGGGCCTGGAATTGCTGGGCATCTCCAAGGACGAGGTCGACACGCTCGGCCAGGCGCTCGGCCACAAGCGCACGCTCAAGCTGCTGGCCGACATCGCCGGCCGCGCGGGCGAGGCCCGCTTCGTCACCGACAGCGGCGCACAGGGCTACGGCAACGTGATGACCCCGGGCCAGGCCAGGGCTAAGCTCACCGAGCTGACGGCCGACCCCAGCTTCCGCCAGAAGATCCTCTCCGGCGACAAGGCCGCGCTCGAAGAGCGCCGGCGCCTGATCGCCTTCACGGAGGCCGGCCAGTGATCGGCACACCGGTGGAGGACGCCCACATCCGGCTGGAGTGCTGGAAGCTGGGCGTGCAGATGGCGGGCAACGAAAAGCACAACGCCGAAAACGTTGCTATTTTGTCCACGGCGGCATACAATTTTGTCGCAGGTGGCGAGAAATCGTCATCGTCGGACAGCCGGGACAAGTCGAAAAAGACCCCCAACCGCTGAACGGCACGCTGGCCCCTCCGTGTGAGGACAAGCCGGGACTGTGAGCGCCCTGACGGCTCGCACTTTCGCCTTTTCCCCACCGGAGCCCTCCCGTGCCCAATTCGATTACCACTGCCAATATCACCGAGTTCCAGTCGAACGTCGCGATGCTCTTGCAGCAGACCGACAGCCGACTGGCCGGCGCCGTCACCCACTACGCCCTCAAGGGCGAGGCGGCCGAAGTCCTCGAACAGTTCGGCCAGACCACCGCCGTCACCGGCCTGGGTCGCCACGCCGACACCCCCATCCTCGATGTCCCGCAAGATCGCCGCTGGTGCTACCCGACCGACGTCGACTGGGGCACCATGGTCGACAAGCAGGACCTCCTGCGCCTGATGATCGACCCGAAGTCGCAGATGACCGCGGCCGGCGTGGCTGCCCTGCAGCGCGCGAAGGACGACATCATCGCCCAGGCGATCTTCGGCACCGCCAAGACCGGCAAGACCGGCTCGACCAGCACCTCGTTCCTCTCCGGCAACATCATCGCCAACACCGTCGGCGGTGGCGGCAGCGCCGTGGGCCTCAACATGGCCAAGCTGCGCGAAGCCCGTCGCATCCTGCGCAAGGGCGAGGTCAACTTCGAAGGCGACACGATCTTCGCCGCGCTGCCGGCGGACAAGGAAGCGGACCTGTTCGGCGAAGCCACCGTGGTCAACGGCGACTTCAACGCGGGCAACGCCCCGATCATCGCCAACGGCCGCCTGGCCGGCATCCTGGGCATCCAGTTCATCCACTCCGAGCGCTTCCTGGGCGGCGACCAGAGCCAGTTCACCGGCTCGGGCTACGAAATCCCCGTGTGGGAGAAGTCGGGCGTGGGCCTGGGCATCTGGAACGACGTGAACGTCAACGTCGCCGAAGTGCCGACCAAGCGTTTCAACTGGCAGGTCTACATGGGTATGACCGTCGGTGCCACGCGCCTCGAAGAAAAGCGCGTCGTCAAGATCCTGGCAGCCTAAGGAGGCACAGACATGGCTCAGACCTACTCCACCGAACTCTCCCCGACCCAGCTGTCGCCGGCCCAGTTGCCGAGCGCCACGTCGGGTTACGGGGCCCGCGTCCACCGCTACCGCGCGTCGATCACCCTGGCCAGCCAGGCGTCCGGCGACACTGTGGTGCTGGCCAACATCCCGGCCGGCCAGTGCTTCGCTGGCGGTGAGCTGATTTCCAGCGTGTCGCTGGGCACCGCCACCGTGGCGATCGGCAACGCGACCACGGCGGGCAAGTACCGCGCCGCGGCCGTGTTCACCGCGACCGACACGCCGACCCCGTTCGGCACGGCCACGGCGTTCGCCGGCGTGCCGTCCACCGCGCAGGAACAGATCCTCCTGACGGTGGGCACCGCGGCGCTGCCTTCGAGCGGCACCCTGGTGGTCGACCTGTACTTCTCCGGCCCGTAACCACCCCGGCTCAGGGGGCTTCGGCCCCCTGAGCTTTCAGGAGCATCCACATGGCAACTGTGTACTACGGCGTGGACCGCGGCGGGCACGAGGAAGACGTCGTCATCAACACGTCCACCACAGGCAAGAACGTCGAGCTGGTCGTGAACGAAGGCGTCGTGCTTTCCCGTCAGGAACTGGCCGACGCGCTGCAAGCGATCCGCAACCAGATCATCAAGCAGAACTACCCGTTCGCGTAAGCGATCCCCGCTGAAGGAGGCTGCCCGTGGCGGCACAGTCGGTCACAGCCATCTGCAACCGCGCCCTTCAGCTAGTGGGCTCGGCCCAGCGGATTACCAACATCACCGACACGACGCGCGAGGGGCGCATCGTGTCGCCGGCGTATGACCCGTGTCGCCGCGCCGAGCTGCGCGCCAACCCCTGGAACTTCGCCATCAAGCGCGCCCAGCTGGCGGCGGACACCACGGCCCCGCTGTTCGGGCCGTCGTACCGCTTCCCGCTGCCCAGTGACTGCCTGCGCGTGCTGGTGCCGAAGAACCCGTGCCCGGACTGGAACGTCGAAGGCCGGGCCGTGGTGTCCACCGACACGTCGCCGCTGGAGATCCGCTACGTCTACGACGTGACGGATCCCACCGTGTTCGACGCGATGTTCTGCGAGCTGCTGGCCTACCGCATCGCGCTGGCCATCAACATCGACATGAGCGATTCGACCGCCAAGCAGGGCCTCCTGCAGCAGGGCTACAAGGCCGCGCTGATCGAGGCCCGCAAGGTGGACGCGCTCGAGAGCGTGCCGGAGCAGGCGACCGATTCCAGCTGGGTGACGTCCCGCTACTGCGACTCGTCGGCCATCTGGAGCCAGAGCTGATGCCGCGCGCATCGCGCCCCCAGGTCAGCTTCAACCAGGGCGAGTGGTCGCCCTTGACGTACGGCCGCGCCGACGTCGAGCAGCGCGCCAAGGCGCTGCAGTATTGCCGCGACTTTATCCCCTGTATGCAGGGGCCGCTCACGCGCCGGCCGGGCACGGCCTACGTCGCCGGCGTGAAGGGCAACGCCACGTCGGTGCGCTTCCAGCGGTTCGTGTTCAACACAATCCAGGCGTATGTGCTGGAGTTCACCGCTGGCACGATCCGCTTCTATACCAACGGCGGACAGCTCCTGTCCGGCGGCACGCCGTACACGGTGACGACTCCCTACCTGGCGACCGACCTCTGGGGCCTCAGCTTTACCCAGAGTGCCGACGTGCTCTACATCGCGCACCCGAACTATCCGACCAAGAAACTGAGCCGCCTTGGCGCGACCAGCTGGACCTTGGCGGACATCAGCTTCATCGACGGTCCCTACCTGGACCAGAACGTGACCGACACCTACCTGGCGTGCTCCGTCTCCCGGGTGGGCTCGACCGGCACGCTCACCGCCACGACGACCACCGGCCTTAATGGCGGCGCCGGCTTCCTGTCCACGGACGTGGGCCGCATCTTCCGCGTACAAAACACGCACTACACCGGCTCCGACACCGCCAACCCGACCAAGTGGATCTGGGTCAAGGTGAACTCGGTGACGGATACCAAGCACGCCAACGTGACGGTGCAGGGCATCACGGCGGTGGCGGCATGAGGCCCGTCGTCGGCGACGATCCGATCGACCCGGGCGTACCGGCCACCGGCACGGACACCGGTACGGGCAACACGCGCGCCTGGTGCGCGGGCGCGTACTACACCGGCAACTACCCGTCGGTGGCCCAGTTCCACGAGGATCGTCTGATCTTTGCGGCGACGCCGTCCGCGCCGCAGCGCGTGGACATGTCCAACTCGGGGCTCTACGAAATCTTCAGCCCGTCGGCGCTGAAGGACGGCACCGTCGTGGACTCGAACGCTTGCGCGTTCACGCTGTCCTCGAACGAGGCCAACGGCATCAAGTGGCTGGTGTCGGACCAGAACGGCCTGCTGATCGGCACCGCAGGCGGCGAATGGCTGATGCGTCCGGCCGTCAACGGCGGCACGATCACGCCGACCAACGTGGACGCCAAGCAGTCCAGCCAACACGGCTCGGCCGCGGTCACGCCCCTTCGCGTGGGCAATGAGACGATGTTCGTGCAGTCCGGCGGCAAGCGCATCCGCCAGATGATCTACGACTACTACGTCAACGGTTTCCAGGGCGCAGACCTGTCTTTCCGCGCGTCGCATCTGACGGTGAGCGGCTTCAAGCAGCTGGCCTATCAGCGGACCCCGCAGCCTATCATCTGGGCGCTGCGCAACGACGGCCTGCTGATATCCATCCTGTACGATCGCTCCGAACAGGACAAGCCGCAGGACTGCGGCTGGGCGCTGCACACGATCGCCGGCGGCATCGTCCAGTCGATCGCGGTGATCCCGTCGGTCGACGGCACCCGCGATGAGGTGTGGATGGCCGTGCAGCGCACCGTCAATGGCGCAACGGTCTGCTACACCGAGCGCATGACCAAAATCTGGGAAGAGGGCGACGCGACCGCCTACGACCTGGAAGGCACCACCGAGTACCGCTTTACTCCGGTCAACACCTACTACCTGGATTGCGCCCAGCGCGGCACGTTCGGCAGTCCGGTCACGACCGTATCGGGCTTGGGCTATCTCGAGGGCGCAACGGTCGGTGTGCTGGCTGACGGCGCAACTCACCCGGACTGCGTCGTGACCGGCGGCAGCATCACGCTGCAGCGTTCGGCGGCGGACGTGACCGTGGGCCTCAAGTACGAGAGCCGCGCGCGGACCATGACGATCGAGGCCGGCGCCGCCGCGGGCACCGCGCAGACCAAGAAAAAGAAGATTCACCGGGTCGGCTTCCGCCTGTTCGACACGCTGGGTATGACGGTTCGCCCGTCGGGCACCGGCGGCCAGCAGGATGTGACCGAGCCGTTCCGCCGCACGAACGACCTGATGGATGCACCGCCGCCTCTGTTCTCCGGCGACTTCGACGTCGACTGGGAGGGCACGTTCGAAACCGACGGCACGATCGAGTTCGCCCAGACGGACCCGCTGCCGTTCAACATCAGCATGCTGGTGGCCAGCCTGGAGACGCAGGATGGCTAAGCGCGTGCCCTTCGAGCCGGCGCACGCCGAGCGCATCCGCCTGCAACCGCGCCAGCGCGCGGCGGCCGGCTACGCCACGCCCGCGCACTACGTCAAGCTCGCCCTGGCGCCATCCATCAGTGTGCTCGACGGCGACGAGGTGCTGTTCTGCGGCGGGGTCATCGAGATGTGGCCTGGGCGGCTCTTGTGCTGGGCGCTGCTGGCCGAGTCGATCGGCCACCGGATGATCGCCTGCGTGCGCGCCGTGCGCCGCTTCATGGCCGAACTGGACGCCCCGCGCTTCGAGATGGATGTGGAAGTCGGCCACGCCGAAGGCCACCGGTTTGCCCGGTTGCTCGGGTTCGAACTCGAGACGCCGCGCCTGCGCGCCTTTTACCCCGATGGCTCGGACGGCACGATGTACGTGCGGGTGAACCCATGACGAATTTTGCCGCCGCCGGCGTCTCGTTCTTCTCCACCGAAGACGCCGAGCTGTCCAAATCCGAGGCCCTGGACCACAACGCCCAGGTCGCGGACTTCAACGCCGACACCACGCACCAGCAGGGACTGGCTTCCGACCAGGCGCTGGATCGGGACATTCGGGCGACACAAGGCCGGATGATGGCCGCCTACGGGGGCAGCGGGGTGGACACCTCCACCGGCTCGCCGCTGACCGTACTGGCCGATTCGATCCGCAAGGGCGTCCTGGACCGCGCGACGAACAAATGGAACTTCGACATGCAGGAAACCAACTACCGCAACCTGGCGGCCAGTGACCGCCTGGACGCGCGCAACGTGCGTCATGCGGCCATCGTCAAGGCGGTGTCCGCGGGCCTCGCATCCTTCAACGGCGGCAACGGCGGCACGGGCGACCTGGGCGAGAGCGGCAGCCTGACGGGCGGCGGCACGGGCGGCGGCAGCAACAACATGTGGTCCAACGGCAACAGCCTGACCGGCGGCACCTACACCGGCACCAGCGAGTGGGGCAGCGGCAACAGCCTGACCGGTGGCGAGTACACGGGCGAAGGGTCGATGTCGACCAGCTGGGGCGGCGAAGGCAACGGGTGGGGTTCATGAGCCAGGTCAATCCGTACCGCGAACAGATCGCGCCCCGTGGCGCGAGCGAGAACAACCAGAATCCGGACACCGCCGACGGGGGTATCGGCGTCGCCGGCCGTGCGCTGGGGCAGGCGTTGGCCCAGTACGGCGCGCACCAGCGCGCGATCGAGGATGACCAAGGCAAGATGTGGGCGGCCAACGCCGCGGCCCAGAACGAGGTCGACCAGCAGAAGCGCCGCGCTGACCGGGTGAACAGCCTGGACCCGTCGGCGCCGGACTACGTCGACAAGATCAACAGCCTGCCCGACCAAGCAGACGAGGACTACCAGCAGTCGGTCGACAAGCTGATGGACCAGGCGCCGAACGATGCGGCCCGGCGCCATCTGACGATGCTCACCGCCAGCGGGCGTGTGCGCACCGTGCAGGACGCCATCGGCGAGAGCGCGAACCTCAACGCATCCTACGCGGTGGACCAGGTCGGCCAGAGCATCAAGAGCACGACCGACCTGATCGCGGCCAAGCCCGACAACAACACGTTCGCCAGCGTGACGGGGAACTTCTCCGACACGGTGAACCGCCTCACCACGATCGACCCGGTCACGAAGCAGAAGCTGACCGAGCAGGGCCTGCACCAGTTCGCGATGGCCCAGGTGCAGTCGGTGGCCGCGCTGGACCCGGCCTCGTTCCTGCAGACCGTCAACGCCCAGGGCGGCACCACCACCCGCAATGGCACGCGCGGCGCGGTGCCCGGCGGCGCTACCGGCACGGCTCCGGACGGCTCGACCACAGCAACGCCGCATGCGGACATGCTCGACTTCGCCAACCAGCAGCTCGCCGCCGGCGCCAAGCCGGAAGACGCGATGACGGCGGCGATGGCCAAGTTCAAGCCCGCCGATGGTTTCGCGTTCGCGCTGGCCCCGGACGGCAAGAGCTTCGTCGACAACGGCAAATCTGGCGACCCCCAGGTCCAGCCGCTGACCGACACGGACATCGCCAACGCCAAGCCGGGCATCGCCGGCTGGGACCATCTCTCCTGGCCGGAGAAGGTGTCCGCCGTGCGCAACGCCGAGGCGCAGATCGGCAAGCAGTTGGCCGAGGACCGCGGCGCGCTCAGCCGGGAAGTGACCGACGCCAATGCCGCGCTGCAGGACGGCAAGCCGTATCCGGGGCTGGACTCGGCCCGGTTCTCCGAGGACAACCTGAAGCGCGTGTTCGGCGACGACCAGGGCTCGCGCATGGCGCAGGAACTGAGCTACAGCGCCAACGTCGGCAATTTCGTGACCAAGGCCGCGGTGATGCCGGCGGCGCAGCGCGCGTCCATGCTGGCCCAGCTCGAGCCCCAGCCGGGCGAAGGCTACGCCGAGAAGGCCAAGACCTACGAAATGGCCCAGCGCGCGGTCGCGCAGGTGCAGAAGCAGCAGCAGGACAAGCCGATCGAGTCGGCCATCGCCAGCGGTATCGCCGGCGCCAAGCCCCTGGACTTCACCCAGCCCGAGACGCTGGCCACCCAGTTGCGCGACCGCACGGTGGTCGCGGCCACGATGGTGCGCGACTACGGGACCAAGGCGCAGATTTTCACCGAGAACGAGGTCAAGACCCTGGCCGACAGCCTGGGCAACATGACAGGCAAGGACCGCATCGCCACGCTGGCGAACATCCGCATCGGCCTCAACGATCCGGGCGCCTACAGCACGGCGATGAACGAGCTGGCGCCGAAGAACCCGACCCTGGCCTATGCCGGCAACCTCGCCGCGCGCGGGGGCGTGGCCTACGTCGGCGGCAAGGCGGTCACGCCGGCGGACGTCGCGGCGACCATCGCCGACGGCGACATCATCCTGAACGGCCGTAGCCTCGACCGCCAGATGGCCAAGGGCGACGACCCGTCGATGCCCGGCGGCGCCAAGGCAACCAACTTCAACGACACCCAGTTCCGCACGTTCTTCAGCCAGACCCTGGGCGGCGCATTCCGCAGCCCAGATGCCCAGCTCTCCGCGTCGGCCCAGCAGGAAACCTACAACGCGGTGCGCGCCTACTACGCGGCCGACGCCTACAAGCAGGGCAAGCCACTGGACCAGATCGACTCTGCCGGCGTGCAGCGCGCGATCGAGGCCGTGGTCGGCCAGCCGTGGCAGAAGAACGGCGGCACGCTGCTGGCGCCCTACGGCATGAAGCCGGAGGACTTCCAGAGCCAGTGGAACGACCGGGCCAAGGCCGCGATCACGGCGGCCGGCTTCGACGACGTGTCGGCCGATCGGCTGCTGGACACCGCCGTGCCCGTGAACCTGGCCGACGGCCTCTATGGCTTCCAGAGCGGCACCCGCCTGCTGGCGGACCCGCGCACCGGGCGCAAGGTGGTCGTGAGCTTCCGAGGGAAGAACTGACATGGGCTTCTTCAACCTGTCCCAGGACGAACAGGCGCGGATCGACGCGATGCCGGGCACCAGTGAGGTGCCGCCGGCTGGTGCGCTGGAGGGACTGGCGAGCGCGATCCCGAAGGGCGTCGTGTCGGGAACGGCCAAGGTCGGCCAGCTCGGCAATGACATGGCCAACACGGACGCCGGCTACTCGTTCTTCGAGAGCCCGTCGCCGGATGAGCTGCTGGCGCACATCCAGAACCCGCAGCCGGACAGCGAGCCGTACAAGCAGGCCGCGGCCGCCGTGAAGGTGGCGACCGACTGGGCGGCCACGGGGCAGGATCCGCGCGTCACCGGCACCGCCGGTCGCATCGTCAACTCGGCATCCGAAGGCATCACGATCGGTGCCGAAGGTGCCGTCGCCGGCCCGTGGGGCGCGGCTGCGCTCCTGGGCAGCGCCGAAGGTTACAGCGGCTACAAGGAAGCGAAGGCCCAGGGCGTGGACGAGACGACCGCGCGGGAGCAGGGCGGCCTTGAGGGTGTGTTCGCTGCAGGCAGCGCGTTCCTGCCGATGAAGTTCGGCAAGAACCTGGCGCAGAGCCTGATCGGCGGCAGCTTGGCCAACGTCACGCTCGGCGCCGCGCAGCGCGGCCTGACGTCCGAAGTGCTCGAGTCCCACGGCTACCACGAGATGGCCGGTCAGTACCGGATCGCCGACGGCGAAGCGGTGGCGTCCGACCTGATCCTGGGCGCCGCGTTCGGCGCGTTTGGGCACGCGACGTCCCGCCGCGTGAACCCGGCGGACGTCGATGCCGCGGCAGCCGTAGCGGCCGAAGATCAATTCAATCGCAGCGCCCCCGGCATCCCGACCGATCCCCAGACCGCGACGCTGCACGCCGACACGATGGCCGACGCCATGCGCAGCCTGGCGAATGGCGACATGCCGGACATCCCCGCCGAACGCGCGCAGCAGCTGGTCGAGAACGTGGTGCCGGATCCCGCCCACGAAGCGATGGCCGACCTGCACGAGGCGGCGCAGCAGGAACTCCCCGGCTTCGAGTCAGCGGCGGCGGACATCAAGCCGGTCGAGATGCCGGCCGAAGAAGTGCCGCCGCCGAAGGTCGAGCCGGAACCGGTCGCCGGCGAGCCTGCGAAGGAGCCGGACGTGCCGCTGGACGATTTCCACGGATCGACGCTGGACCACCTGGTCCACAACTACGGCGACGAGCGGTATGTCACCGAAGACGGCCGGGAGGTCAGCTACCGGGAACTGGCCAACGAAATGCAGAAGCAGCGCAACGAGGCCGACAGCTTCGCCAAGTTGCATGACGTCGCCGCGGCATGCGCGGCCCGCAACGGAGTCTGACGGATGCTCGCCCAGTGCATTGAAGCCGTAACCAAAGCCGCCGGCCGCGCGCTGTCCAAGGCCGAGATCGACGGCATCGAGGAACGCATGCTGTCGTCGATGCAGACGCTGGCCCGCAAGGACCCGGCCGCCTGGCGATCGATGTCCAAGGACCAGCGGTACGTCGAGGCGGCCAAGCTGGCGCGCAGCCGCTACGGCGAGGATGTGATGGCCGCCCAGGCGCGCACGATCCGCGACATGCAGACCCGGACCAACCAGATCCGGCTGACCGACTCGTTCAAGCCGGGCGAGCGCCTGGCCGCGCTGCGCCAGCGCCTGACCTTCGGCAACAAGTACACCGGCGACATCTCGCTGGACCAGAAGGTCAAGGCGGTGCACAACGACTTCACCCGCGAGCTGGACGGCGGCGCGATGAAGGGCAAGTTCTGGGGGCTGGTGCAGGATCCGAATGAGCAGCGCACGATCATCAAGGCAATTTTCGGGGAAGCCACGGGCAAGCCGGAGATCGACAAGGTTGGCCAGCAAGTGCGCGATGTGCTCGAGCGCGCCCGCGTCACGGCCAACGATGCTGGCGTGCAGATCCACCACCTGGACAACTGGAACCTGCCCCAGCCCTGGGCGTGGGAGAAGATCGGGGAGAAACCCGACCAGTTCGTCAAGGACATGCTGGCCGAGATCGACCACAACAGCTACGTGCGCAAGGACGGCACGCCCATGACCGCGGAGGAAATCCGCAAGACAGTCGAGGCGTCTGCGGAAACCCTAGGCACGAATGGCGCCAACAAGCGCGCGGAAGCCACCAGCCCCGGCTACGGCGGCAGCGTGGGCTCGACCCGCAACGCCCCGCGCCAGCTGCACTTCAAGAACGCCGACGGCTACATCCGCATGATGGAGAAGTACGGCGCCAGCAACAACGTGATGTCGATGCTGGACCAGCACTTGCGGGGCATGGCGCGCGACATCGCCACGGCGCGTACCTTCGGCCGTGACGCCGATCGGTTCGTGCCGCAGCTGATCGATCGGGCGTTCGCCGCCGACGCGCAGAGCGGCAAGACCGAAAAGCAGTTGAAGAAGCTCGACCGGCTTAAGAAGCGGACGACCGCCGAGTACAACGCCATGCGCAGCCCAGGCCATCCGGGCGCGCTGCCGCTGTGGTCGCAGGTGTCCAACACGATCCGCGGCGTGGTCGGCTCGACCCTGCTGGGCGGCTCGACCCTGGCCGCGATCCCAGACATGGGCATGGCCTTGTCCTATGGCCACGAGATCGGCCTGACCAGGCGCGCGCTGCTGGGCAACATGGCCGAGGGCGTCAAGCCGACCAAGGAGAACCTGGAGTTCGTTCGCCGGCTCGGCATCACGGCTCAGACCCTGCAGGACGGCACGCACCGCTTCGGCTCCGGCGAGCTGTCCAACCAGTTCACCCGATTCCTCAACCACGGCGTCCACGTCCTGTCCCTGCTGCGCATGTGGGACCGCAGCATGACCCACGGCGTGTCGGCCAGCCTGATGGACGTGTTGGGCGGCCACGTGGCCAAGCACGACTTTGCGGACCTGCAGCCGTCCGAGCAGAAGTACCTGGCCGACCGCGGCGTCACCGCCGACCACTACGCCACCTGGCGCCAGGCCGAGCTGGAAACAGGCCCGAACGACAACCACACGATGCTGACCCCCGACAGCATCTATGCGATTCCCGACGAGAAGCTGCGGCCGATCGCGCAAGCGCGCATGGGCGACAAAGCGAAGCCTGCCCAGGTGGACGAGGACATCCGCCGGCTGCGCTCCGAAGCGGCCCAGCATCTGCTGGCGCTGACCCTGTCCGAGAGCCAGATCGGCGCACGCGGTGGCGCAGGCAACACGGTGCGCGACAACGTGGCGCTGCACGTCACGCCGGACAACGCCGGCACGGTCATGGGCCAGATGGCCCGCTGGCTGCTGTTCCTCAAGCAGACCCCGCTGGGCATCTTCCGCACGCACATGATCGACGTGCCCGGCGGCATGGGCGACTGGAAATCGGCCTGGGCCTACCGCGCGCGGTTCATGGCGTACAGCGCAAGCCTGGGCGCGTTGGCACTGACGGCCAAGAAGCTGGCGCTGGGCCAGGACCCGGACGACCTACTGACCACGGACGGGCTCAAGAAAGTGGCGCTCGCCTCCGGTGGCTTCGGCATGTACGGCGACTTCATCTTCGGCGACAACGGCGACCACCAGAATAACGCTTTCGTGAAGGTGCTCGGCCCGGGCGCCACGTTCCTGTCCGATGCCTACGACATGGCGCACAACACCAGCAGCGAAGTGATGGGCGAGGGCAAGAACTACGGGGCCAAGGCGCTGCAGTTCGCCCGCAACTACGCCATGCCGTTCACCCGCCTGTGGTACGCCAAGGCCGCGTTCAACCACATGGTCTACGAGCAGCAGATGGAAAAGCTGAACCCGGGCTACAACGCCAGGGTACGCGCCCGTATGGCCCGCAAGAACCAGAACGCCTGGTGGCAGTCCGGGGAGATGGCGCCCGACCGCGCGCCGGACCTGGGGGCGGCCATCGGCCAACCCGCCCAGCCCTAGTTTTGCCCTGAGTGATGCTAAAATGTCCACAACCGTAGCCGGAATCACCCCATGACCATCAGCACCGACACCGCCAGTGCGTCATACACCGGCAACGCATCGACGACCGTTTTTCCGGTGCCGTTCTACTTCCTGGTAGACACCGACCTGAAGGTGAGCCGGAAGCTGGCGTCCACGGGCGTCACCTCCGTGCTGACGCTCAACAGCGACTACACCGTGACCGGCGCCGGCAATCAGGCCGGCGGCAGCGTCACCATGTCCGTTGCGCCGGCCAGCGGCGACCAGCTCTTTATCGAGCGCAACGTCGATGCGGTACAGGAAACGGCTTACCCGGAGAACGGCCCGTTCCCGGCGGCGAGCCACGAGAAAGCGTTGGACCGGCTCACCATGCTGGTGCAGCAGTTGTTGACAAGGTTGGGATTTAAGCTCGGCAAAGACCCGCTTAGCAATGCGTACGATGCCGGTGGTAATCGGTTGAGCAACGTGGCCGATGGCGTGGCGGCCACAGACACCGTATCGAAGCAGCAGATGGAAAGCGCGGTAGCCGCGGCGGCGGGCGGCGTTCTTCCGTCGTCGATTGCCCTCCTGGCGGATCTGGCCAGCACGGCAGCGGGAAAGGGCGCTGCACTTGTCGGGTTTCTGCAGGCGGGCACCGGCGCTTCGGCAAGCACGGCCCAGATCAAGCTCCGAGAGCGCGTGAGCGTCAAGGACTTTGGCGCCATCGGCGACGGAAACAGCCACCCGCTGTCGAATTATTTTGCCACCTTGGCCGCGGCCCAAGTGGTCTACCCGCACGCCACGGCGCTTACCAACGAACGCGACTGGTGCGCCATCCAGGCTGCCGTCAATTACTTCAAGGGACTGGCCGCTATACCCCGCGGCTCGGTGCTCTTTCCGCAGGGGTTTTACCTGTGCGACCAGCCGGTCACGGTATCGCAACAGGCGATCGGCTTCTACGGCGAGAGCCGTCGCAGCGCCTCAGTGCAGTTCGCCGATGGCGTCAACGGTTTCGTGGTCAACACCACGGTGGATAACAGCGCCTCGACGACGAACCACCAGGAAATCGCATTCGTCGATCTTGAGATTCGCACGCTCAACACGGGCTCTACTGCGACGGCGATTTCCGTCACCAACTCGGTTACGACCGGCGCGGTTCCGGCGCCCCAGCTCGTCGTCACGCGGTGCTCCATCGTGCCGCAGAACGGTTTCAACAACGGCTGGGCGAACGGCATTTATGCATCCAGCGTGAGCGGGGCGACCGTCACCGACAGCTTCATCATCGGCAAGTACAACACCACGGTAGGCAAGGGCATTTACTTCACGAACTACTCCATCGACAACACAGTGGTGAACACGCGCGTTCTGTACTGGAATGTCGGCATCCAGGACGACCATTTGGGCCAGTCGACGCACGGTTCCGAAGGTCTGTGGGTCACGGCGTGCATCGTGGTGAACTGCAACACCGGTGTGTACCGCGGGCAAAGCACCGGGCAGTCTGATCCGCTGGTGTTTGTCACGGGATCGCACGTCAATTGCCGGGTGTACTGCGTCTACACGTTCAACATTTACAACGTCGTGCTCACCGGAAACTTGTTCTACGTGCAGGGCACCGCGAACCAGACCATGGACGCCAATGCGTGCTGCGTGTGGATGGACAACAACGCGCCGGCCGATAACCCGGTGGGCGCAACGGTGACCGGAAACGCCATCGCGCAGCTGGGCGCGACCACTCAGTCGCCCGTGGGCGTGCACGTAAATCTCCCCTATTCGACGATCACCGGGAACGTGTTCACCGGGTTTGCGTCGGGCATCGTCCTGATCTCCAACAATGGCGTGCTCGGCGGCAACCAGTACCCGAGTTGCACCAACCAGATCAACAACGTGAGCGGCTCCAGTTGGAACAAGCTCTCCCGCACCGCCCTCTCGGCAGGCATTTCCTCGGAGTAACTCAGGTGACCAGCACCCTCCCACCAGACGAGCAGAAGTCGCTGATGAAAGCTGCTTGGCGCGAAGCGCACAAGGAGTGGCTGGACGAGCAGATGGCCAAGTTTGGCCGCTGGTCGGCGCAAACGATTTTCGGGCTGACGCTGGCCGCGCTGCTGTACTTCATCCTCAAGATGGGTGGGTGGCACAAATGACTGCGCAGACGCGAGGCGAGCGAAACAACAACCCGGGCAACATCCGGCACGGCTCCAACTGGCAGGGCCTGGCGGGGAAGCAGCCGGACCCGGATTTCTGCACGTTCACCGACGCCAAGTACGGGTTCCGCGCGCTGGCCAAGGTGCTGCTGGTGTACCGGGCCAAGGGCTTCGACACCCTGCGCACGATCATCGAGCGGTGGGCGCCCTCGAGCGAGAACAACACGGACGCCTACGTGGCCGCCGTGGCTCACAGCATGGGCTGCGATCCGGACGTCCACCTGGACGTGGCCGACTACACGCAGATGTATCCGCTGGTGTGCGCGATCGTTCGCCACGAGAACGGCCGCAACAACTACCTGCGCAGCACGATCGACGCCGGCCTGGCGCTGGCAGGAGTCCATCCGTGAACATCCCGCCTCGTCTCGCCAAGTTCTGGGCCGCGCTCAAGCCGTGGGTGCTGCTGCGCCTGCGCCAGCCGTCCACCTACGCCGGCGTCATCCTGAAGCTTGCAGCCATCAGCGGCTACGTCGTGACTGATTCGATGGCCGCTCACCTGGCCGAGCTGCTGGCTATCGTCGCCGGCGCGCTGCTGGTCGCCTACGACGAGGACAAGGTCAATGCCGATCCTCAGTAAGTTGTACGGCTGGTTGGCTGCGGCAGGAGCGTTCGTGCTGGCGGTCGCCGGCGCGTTCCTCTACGGCCGCCAGAAAGCCAAGGGTGAGGCCCGGCAGGAAGTGGCCGTCGCCAACGCCGAACAGCGCGCCAACACCGCCGGCGCCATTCTTCAACGCAACGAGGTTCGCCGCGATGTCGACGCGCAAGTGGCCAAACTACCTTCGAGTCCTGTGGGGAAGGTTACTGTTCCCACTCCCCTGCCTGTGCCTGGTTCTGCTGCTGACCAGCTGCAGCGGGATTGGAGCCGCGACTAAGCCGGTTCCGTCCAATGGCTGCGAGTGGGTGCGGCCGATCCTGGTCAGTCGTTCGGATGTCCTAACGGACCAGACGGCTGACCAGGTGCTTGCGCATAACCTGGCTTGGCAGCGGATTTGCGGCGGCCCAGCCAACCCAGGAAAAGCACCTGCAGCACGGTGACGGCCGCGAACTCGGCGAGATAGATCAACGTGTCCACGCGCGACCCGCCGCGGACACACCGAGCACGATCACCGCACCGTACGCCAGCGCGAGCGCGAGCGCGAAAGGGGCCACCACTATGGCCGCGGCAAACTCTAGGATTTTCACACTGGTCCCCTTTTCATGTCAGACATGACCGCTGCCGCCGTACGGGCGGCAGCGGCGTGAGCCGTGTGCTCGACCAGATGCGCGTATCGCTTTGTGGTCTGTGTCGAAGCGTGCCCCAACAGTTCGCCAATTTGCTCCAGGGTCAGGCCCTGCGCAAGTGCCGCGCTTGCGAAACTGTGGCGTAGGTCGTGCAGCCGCAGATCCGGGCATCCTGCTTCCTTGCGCACCTTGTACCAAAGCTTGTACGGCGGGCCGATGCCGGTGATGGTACCGGTGGTGCGCGGCAACTGGCCGATCACTTCCATCGCCGCCGGCGGCAGGTAGACGCTCTTGGCGCCGGTCTTGGAGTCCGGCAGCCGCAGCACGTTGCCGTCCAGCCATTCCCAGCGCGCGTCCCAGATTTCCCCGCGGCGGGTGCCGGTCAGGATCAGCAGGTAGATGTACGCCACGCCTGCAGGGAACTCGCCTTTGTACTTGTCCAGCGCCACGGCGATCTTCTGCGCCTCGTCGGGGCTCATGTACCGCTTGCGCTTCTTCTCGGGGAACCGCTCGATCCCGCGGCAGGGGTTGCCATGAGTCGGCGTACGGTACTTCCACGGGATCTCGCACAGGTTGAACAGCTTGGACGCATGCTGCACGACTCGGTTCGCCAGGATCGGGGTCTTGGCCAGGCTCGCGTGCAGAGCGTGGATGTGGCTGTGGTCGATCGACGCCACCTTCTCCCCGCCCAGCTTGCGCTCCAGGTGCGCGCGCAGCAGCTTCACCGCGTCGCCGCCGGTCTTGCGCTTGGGTGCATGCTCCTTCGCGTACCGGTCGATCGCCTCCTTCACCGTGGGCGCGATGCGCGCCGCCTGGCGTTCGGCCATCGGGTCGTTCCCCTTGGCCACCTCGAGCAGCATGTCCTTGGCGATCGCACGCGCCTGGGCCACGGTCATGATCGGATGCTCCCCGATCTTCGGCCGGCGCTCGACGCCCGCCTTGGTTCGGAAGTACAGATAGAACCGCCGGCCGGTCGGGGTGATTTTCGCGTGCAACCCCGGGACGGTTTTGTCGCGCAGAATGGCGCCGGGTTTGGCGGCGGTGAGGGTCGAGGTCGAGAGGTCCACGTAGGTCGCACCTGGGTCGCAAAGTGGAAGAATCGACGGGGAGCGGCAATGATGCGTAACCGCACTACGTCGGGCTTCCGGGCATCATAAGGTAGTGTTGTTATAGGGTCAACACTGACTCTTAATCAATTGGTCGTAGGTTCGAATCCTACACGGCCCACCAATAAAAACAAAGGCTTAGCTCGCGCTAAGCCTTTTTCATTTCCGAGTAGGTCGCACATAGGTCGCACGGCGGGGTCAGTCCGGGTCGCGCAATCTCCTACTCCAGTGGCGGTACGCATCTCGTACTGTCGGGCCGACGGCAACCGCTCCCCTACCTCGGCACAGCCAATTGCCGCCGTTGCATCGCTCCAGTCGAGGCTTGGCGATGTTCAGCAAGCTGGCGCTGTTCTCTGCCATCTCGGCGTTTATCCGCGCCGACCGCTCCCACATGGACATCCCCGCGGCGCCGTTCACGACTTAGCCCCCGGCGTCAGCACCACGATCCGACCGCCCGTGTAGACGTCGAACTTGGCGGCGACCTTGACGGCGGTGCGGGCGTCGGCGCCCATCGCCATCGCGCCCATCGCCAGTTCGCCGCCAGACCCGAACGCCCAGAACCGGTCCAGCAGCGGCATGCGCACCGCCGAGCCCTCGAAGGTGAACGCCTTGCCCTTGGGGTCCACGATCATCACGGTGGCCTTGTCGGACAGCTGTTCAGGCTGGTCCTCCGGCTTCAGTCCGGCGGCGACCCAGCGGAGCCACGGGAGGATTGCATCGGCCGGGCCGGCCGCAGCGGCGAGGAAGCCGTTGCGGGAGCGCAGGATCTTGGCGACTTTGCAGCGGATCCCGCCGATGGTCCCCTGACTGTCCGCCGCCAGGGTTTTGCCGTCCCACGCCACGGTGGTCATCAGCGCGTCTCCACGGTCTGGTCGCGTTCCCACTGTTCCAGCAGGTCCAGGGGGTAGAGCACCTTGCTGCCGAACTTGCGGAACGGCGGACCCTTGCGCTTGTTGCGCCAGTTGGCCAGGGTCTTTTCTTCCATCCGCAGGCGCTCGGCGGTTTCTTTGGGAGTGAGGTTCACGCGCTGTCCTCCGCGAACAGATTGGGGTTGCCCACGAACGCGGCCAGGAGTCGCCGGCACTCGGCCAGCGGTGGCAGTTCGTAGTGGTAGGTGGCGTCGCCGGCGTTGACCTTGGCGGACTTGACCCCGCCCCAGGTCGGGATGATCTGTTTCATCGTCCGGTTGAACGCGGTCACGCTCGGCTGCCAGGTGCGCACGCCGCGGCCTTGGATGTACCGCTTGGCTGCCTCCTGGAACCGGTTGGTCGGGATTTCCTCCGGCCACTCGCCGGCGAAGTCGCCGCCCAGGATCTGCCCCTCGATCAGGCAGTCGTGCAGCCAGCTGTGCTGCGGGCACAGGCTTTCGATCTTCTGGTCCGCCAGACCCGTGGTCTTGGGGGCGTCGTTGACGTCGACGCTGGAGAGATCGAAGGACTTCAGGTAATCCAGCAGCAGGCCGTAGCCTTCGCCGCCGTTGGCCTCCATGCCTTCGCGCATCTCCTGGAAGAAGCCGCGCTTCTGCATGTCGCCCTCGCCCACGTCGAATACCGCATAGCGGCGCTCGTCTTCCGTGGCCGGGACCAGCCAGTCCTCGTTGCCGTTGATGCACACGCGCGTCAGGTTGTCGACCTGGTAGGGCTCCATGCCCTTGCGCTCGATCATGTGCTTGGCGCCGGTGATGATGCCCTTCAACTTGCCCTCGACCTTCTTGCCGCCGGCCCAGCTCGCCTCGTCCAGCACCAGCAGCAGGCACGCCTCCAGGTGGCTGTTGAAGTTGCCGACCAGGTAGCGGTCGTCGTCGGCCACCACCAGGTTGCGCGAGAACAGGGCGCCCACGCGCTCGACCACGGCGTTCTTGCCGGTGCCCTTCTTGCCCTTGAGCACGAGCGCGACCAGGGGTTTTTCGTAGGGCCGCTGGATCAGGTGGGCCATGTAGCCGGTGAACCAGCGGGCGAGGTGCGCATCCCCGCGGCAGACGTTGCGCAGTACGTGGTCCTTCCACGCCTGCACCGCGGCAACCGCGCGCTTGCTGGCGCTGGCCGGGACGGTCGGCTTGAAGTCGAACCCGCGCCAGAGGTTGTACCAGCGGGCGTCGACCGCCTTCTCGGGGGAGAACACCAGGCCGTCGTAGGTGCGCCGGCCGGCCCAAGCCATCCACACCTCGGTCAGCTTCTCCGGCTTCTTGCCGAAGGTGATCTCCTTGGCCGCGTGGTACTTGTGGAAGCTGCCTTCCTTGACGTGGTCGACGAAGGCGTTGCCCTTGGGGTCGGTCGTCTCCCACAACAGGTGATGGCCGCCGCCGGTCATCACCAGCGCCCACTCGCGGTTCATGTTGGCGAGCGGGTGCAGCTCGGCTTGTTCGCCCGGAGCGGGCTCGGGTGCGGCGACCGGCTCGAACTGGGCTTCCGGTGCGTCTGCGCCGGGCGGGTTCGCGCCGTAGGTGTAGGCGTTGCTGACCTTCGTGGCCAGCTCGTCCGGGCTCCACCCACACCCGTCGTGCCAGTGCTCCAGCATCAGCTCGACCGCCTGGTCCGGGGTCACGCCCAGATCCTTGAGCTTGGCCGCCACCACGAAGGTGGTGTGGTCTCCGCCGGCGCCTTCGATGGCCTCGGGCGCCTGCTTGGTCAGGTACTCGATCGCGCGCTTGACCGCGCGCTCGGGGTCGATCCCTGGTAGCGGGTCACGGTTGGCGGCCTTGGCGCGTGGGGCGCCGCAGCGCGCTACCAGCCACGCCGGCGCGGGAGCAGGGGTATCCGGTCGATCGGTGAAATAGCGTCCAGCGTCCACCGTAGAACCTGGCGCCACGATGTAGCCGCCGTGACTGCGCACGTCCAGACCAGATCCCAGGACATCCACGCCCTGCTTGACGGGCGCATCGACTGAATAGACAAGGTGGCGACCTCCGGTGGGGGTGGCGTTTTCGAGGGTGAGGGGGAGATCGTGGCCTTCCAGCTCGAGGCCGAGCAGGGTGGCGTCGCCGTTCTTCCCGTGCTTGTTGTCGACGTCGATCACCAGCAGCGCACGGCCGTCCCCGAAGCGGCCGGTGAAGATGCCGACGTTCCAGTCCTTGTCGCCCCAGAGCTTGCGCACACGCTCGGGATCACGGGTGGCTTCCATCTGCCAGCCGGTGCGCGCGGGCGTTTTCTGGCCCGGGGTCAGGCGGAACACGTGGAAGCCTTGGGCGGCCAGGGAGAGGGCGTGGGGGAGGGTCAAAGGAAAATCTCCTGCGCGCGGATGTACTCGCCCCACTGGTCGGCCATTGCCGCAGCGATGCCCTCGAACGTGCGGCTGCGCTCCTTCCACCGATTCGGCCCGGGCGGCATCTTGTGGACGCGCGCCTCACGGCCTTCGACGATGTCGGTCGGGGTGAGCTTGGGCAGGTTCTTCAGCCACAGGCAGGTGGCTTTGGTTTCCCCGTGGCCGAACTGCCACGGCTGGATCACCTGGTCGGGCTTGCGGATGCGGCTGGAGATGATCGACACCGGGTTCTCCAGCGCGATGTGCGGGATCGGCGCGTCCAGCAGGCGGCGCACGAACTCCAGCGCCCCGTCCTGCACGCCGCTGGCCTTCTTGGCGGCGAAGTGGCGGGCGCCGGAAACGGCAAGGTGCGTGCAGGGCGGATGGCAGATCATCAGATCCCAGCTGTCCCCGATGATGTCGAACACGTCCCCTTTGTAGTGCGGCCCCGGGACTTCCGTGGGCAGGAGATCGCAGGACATCGCGTCGTGGCCGCGGGCCCGGAACGCATCGCGCACCCGGCCGCTGTATTCACACGCAACGAGGACGCGCATCAGCTGCGCTCCTGCGCACGCCGCTCCAGTTCCAGGTCCTTCTCCCAGTCGTCCATGCACGCGCGGTCGCACCAACGCATGCCTTCGGCCAGGTGCGCGCCGCAGTTGTGGCAGGTGCCGTTGGCGACCGGGCCTTCCGGTTTGCGGAAGCTGGCCGCGGCGGCAATGAACGATTCGGTTTCCGCAGCCGCGCGGTCCAGCGGGTCGGCGATGCGGTCGTTGTCGGGTGCGGTCATGTCCTGCTTCCTCAGTGAATGGTGTGGCCGCTTACGGCGGCGAGTCGGTGGGTTCCCGGGGAGAGGAGAGTCATGACCGTTCGCGTTGCCGCGCCCGACATCACCGCCACTACGTGGCAAAACCCCGTGCCCACTGGCTGCCTTGTTCCGCAGGCGGCTTCCTTGACGGGGGCGGCTGACCCGCCCTGCTTCGATATCAGTCCTTGCGGTACCGCCGGCCGATCCAGCCGGTGGCGGCGATCGGCAATCCGGTCGCCCAGTGAGGTGCATTGGACATCAGTGTGGACATTTTGTCCACACTTAAATCAGCGGAAAGGGGAACTTCGGCCACAATTTCGTCGTGGACGTGCATGACCACGGGGTAGCCGGCCGCTTCGCAGGCCCGCATCCCGGCCACCAGGATGTCGCGCGCGACCGCCTGGGTGACGTTCTCTGCCAGGCTTCCACCGTAGGTGGCGCACCGCTCCCACTTCCGGGTGACGCCGTTCACGCTCATGTAGGTGAGCTGCTGGACGGTCTTGCCCCACGGGGTTTCCTTGTCCTGCAACTGGGGGTAGGGGTAGCAGAGCACCCGCTTGCTCGGGAGCTGGCACCAGAGGAACGAGCCCTTCACCTTGAAGGCGATCGGCCCAACCCGGTGGACGCCGCCGTCGGTGACAGCACGGATCGCCGCGCGCTCGAGGTCGGCCCAGAACTGGACGACCTTGGCGTGCGCGCCCCGCCAGGCGTGCTTCAACTCGTCGGCGCGCGCGTCCGTCACCTTGACCCCGTAGCCGCGGGCCATCGTCTGGAACGCGCCGACCCCGCCGCCGTAGCCCAGCGCCAGCTCCATGACCTTGCCTACCTGGCGGAAAGGCTTGGCTTCCTCGACGCTGCAGCGGAAGCCCTTGGCGTAGGCCAGCAGGTACAGGTCCGGGCCGGTGCCGGCGTCGAAGTCACGGAAGGCGTCGAGCTTCCATTCCTCCCCGGCCAGCCACGCCAACACGCGGCCTTCGATGTTGGAGTAGTCGCAGCAAATGAGCGTGTGGCCGGGCGCGGCGACGATCATGCCGCGCATGCAGTCGGCCACCAGCGGCATGGGATCACCGTAGAACACCCGCAGGTATTCGGGTTCCCCGAAGTGCGCGATGACGTCCTCGATCTCGGCCTGTTCGTGCAGGATCGTGGGCCGGGGGAAGTTGTGCGGCTGAGGGCCACGGCCCGCCCAGCGGCCGGTCGCCGCGCCGTGGTACTGGAACAGGCCGCGCATGCGGCCGTCAGCACCGGCGCGGTCACGCATGGCCGTCAGCTTGGCGGTGGAGGACTTGGCCGCTTCCTGGCGCAGCTTGAGCGCGGTGCGGCAGTCGTCCGGGAGATCCCCGTCCAGCAGCGCCACGACGTCCGCCTTGGCCACGCTCTCGACCTTGACCCCGCGGTAGCGCAGCCAGTTGGTCAGCTGCGCCACGTCCGTGCAGCCGGCGACTACGTTGCCGGTGATGTCGCGCATGGCCTGGTCGAGCCGGGCCTTCTCGGACGTCACCAGCTCGATCGCCGCGTCGATCGCCTCACGGTCGACCTGGATGCCACGGGCGTTGATCTGCTGGTCCAGGAGCCAGAGGGCTTGTTCGTCGGGGGAGAGGCGGATCAACCGGGCGCCGCAGGCCATCTCGGTGCGCACGTCCTGCAGGTTGTAGAGCCGCACGATTTCGAACTTGGCCGCATCCTCCCACCAGACCACGGTGCCGTCGTCGAGGATCTTCTTGGGTTTGGACAACTGAAGCATCACCCGCTTGCCCTTGTCGTCCTTGCGTTGCTCCACCCCCAGCGCCGGCGCCGCGTTCTCCAGCGCGCCGGGCAACCCCTGGGCGTAGGCTTCGGCCATCACGCACTGGACCTGTTCCGACTTGAGCGGCGGAAAGCCGTGGCGCGGCACGGCCACGGCGTTCCAGATGGCCAGCTCGAACGCGGCGTTCCACGCGCGCAGGATGCCGCCAGCTTCGATGTGCGCGCGAAGCCGCGGCGGGCACGGCTGACCCGGCAGCCACGACACCGGTTCCTCCCCCTCGAACGCCCAGGCGCCGCAGAGGATGTCCGTGGTCGGATCGGCGGCGTAGATCGCCAGCCCATGCGCCTTCAGGTCACAGACGCTGCGGGTTTCCCAGTCCAGGGAGGCGGGCTTACTCGACATGGGTCCAGGTCCTGTTGTCGTGGACGGCCTGCACGGCTGCGGGACTGACACCGAACATCCTGGCCAGGCGCGACTGCGATATCTCCCCGCGTTTGGCACGGATGTACCTGACCGCGTCGTCATCCAACTTGGCGCTTGCATAGGCAGTGCCTCTCGGCACAGTTCCGTGCATCTCCGCATCTTTCCGGTTGTCAGACGCCGTTCCGTATCGAAGGTTGGCCACGCAGTTGTTCGTGCGATCGCCATCGCAGTGCAAGACCAGCGCGCCCTCTGGGCGCGGGCCGAGAAAGGCGGCGGCTACGAGGTGTTGAACGCAGTGCGACTTCCTGCGCAGAGACACGGTCAGGTATCCGTTGCTGGCCGTGCCCGGACGCAGCAACTTTTCGCTGAGCGTGCTGTAGACGTGGCCACTCTCGCTGACCAGGTATTGCGTTTCGTAGCCCGGCACGTATCGCCAACGCATGCCCAACCTCCGTGCAAAAGAAAAAGGCGCCCCCGTAGGGGCGCCAGAAGTCGATCAGTCGAACACGCCGCCGCTGGTGGACTCGCCCACCGCCTCGAACACGTCGGACGGGTTGCGGGCCACGGAGCCGAACGACTCGCCGTCGCGCAGCTTCTGGAGGTGGTTCAGGTACAGGCTCACACCGGCGTTGCCCTTCTGGTCGTAGGCAGCGGCGTTCACCTGCGCGCGGGCGTAGCACCCGCCGTAGAAGTCCGAGTCATCGATGATGTCCTCGTTGCGGGCGTTGACCAGGCCCGGCTTCTTGGTCGACTTGAAAGTCACCATGACGGCGCCCTTGACGTAGCCGTCGGGCATGTACTTGTTGCCATCGTCGTCCTCCTTCTCGCGCTCGCCCTGGTCGCGGAAGGGACTGCGCATGTTCTTGGGCCACTTCTTCTGGTCCGTGCCCCACTTCTTTTCGGCGGCGGCCTTCACCGCGGCCTTGAGCTTGGCCAGGTCGGCGCCGGGCGCGAACAGCGCGACGACGCTGTACTCGTCCTTGCCGTTCAGGTCGTTGCGCTCGGGCTTGAACACCTTGGGATAGGAGACGCGGAACTCGGGGGTGATCGTCTGGGTATCGGTCATGTCGTTTAGCTCGCTTGGGTGGGTTGGAACGGTTGAACGTGTGGACGAAATGTCCTCACTCGGCTGACAAAAAAGCGGCCTGTGCGGAGAGAGCCGCCGGTGCCCGCTTGTCATCTTCATGCACCAGCGTGTGACCGCTGGATTCCTTCACAGTGAACGGCGCCAGCTTGGCCGCGCGCTCCTTGTCGTTCTTGCCCGGCACCAGCTTGCGGATCTGGGCGGGGGACTTGAGGCTGGGTTCTTCGTAGAGGTCGGCGCCCGGCTCGATGACGTTGGTGGCCACCTTCAGCAGCTCGGCCAGGTCGAGGTTCGGCTTCCACTTCTCGGTCGCGCGCTTCTCGACCAGCTTGTACCGGGGCGGGACGCGGCCGGCTTCGGCCTCGTTGTAGGCGAACTCCCGCAGGGTCTTGATGCGGGCCTCGAGAATCGGGATCTGGTCCAGTGCCTTGGCCAGCGCCTCCGGTTCGTAGGGCAGGGCGGGGCTGAAGGCGACGCGCGCCATCTCGTTCACCACGCGCTCCTGCACCGGGCACTTGCCGGGCACACCGGACGCCGGGCAGTAGCGGCACCAGTCGCCGGCGCGTACCGCGGCATCGGGCTTCTCGGTTTCCTTGACGCTGGCCACCAGGTACGCCGCGAACTCGACCAGGTCGATCGCGTCGATGGTGACGGTGCGGTGGGGGCCGTCCGCGTGCGGGCACCGGGGCTGGACGATGTGCAGTCCGATGGTCTTGGCCGGGTAGCCGAGCGTCTGCACCGCGCCGACGGCGTAGTACATCAGCTGGACGTTGTTCTCGACCTCGACCGCGTGGCCGGCACCGTACTTGAAGTCGATCACGTCCAGGTGCTGGCGCTCCGGGTGCCAGAGCACGCAGTCGGACGTGCCGAACAGGGACGGGTGCAGGTCGGCCAGGTGGAACTTGTGCTCGACGTGGCGGACGGTATCCGCCCCGCACATGTCCTCGACGATCACCTTGTACTCGGTGACGTGGTCGATCATGGCCTTGGAGACGACGATCTCGAAGCCGTCCTGCACGACGACCGTGCCGAGCTGGCTGCGGTAGTCCTCGCCGTTGAGCGCCATCTCGGCCAGGCTGTGGGCGACCGTGCCTTCCGCCGCCGCGAAGCCGGCCTTGGACTCCAGTCCCGCAGACAGGCGCACGGAGCCGGGGCAGTGGTCAAGCTCCCAGCGGGACATGCCGCTGGCGCCCACTTTCGAATGCGCCGGAAGCGACTCAGACATAGCAAATCTCCTTCCCGCGGCACTTATGCCCGCGGCTGGCGGCCGAACTGACCGATGAATGGGTCACGCCCAGATGCTCGGCAGCTTCGTACGTGTTCTCGAATACGATCTCGCCGCCCACAAGCACCGCGCGCGAAAAGGGCTGAGGCCGCCTCGGCAAGTACCGGTGCGCGTGGCGGTTGTTCTCGCTGTGAGTGACCCACTCCAGGTTCTCCTTCCGGTTGTCGGTCTTCACTCCGTTCAAGTGATTCACTTCCGACTTGCCGTCTGGGTTCGGAACGAACGCCGTCGCGACGGCCCTGTGCACGTAGAGCTTTCCGCGGGGCATTGAGCAGGACAGGTACCCGTTGGCTTTCACGAAAGGGCGCCGCCGGAGCATGTCTCGTGCACGGAAGATCGTCCCGTCGGGAGTGACCAAGTAGCCCGGATGCGCAGCGATCGGCGCAAGCTGCATCACTTTTTCTCCTGTTGATATTTCGTCCACACTTGGCGCAAAGAAGTGCCCAGGAAGGTCACGATCTTCAACGCCGTGGTCTGCGCGATCGGTTCGCCCAGGCGAATCCGCCGCCACGTGCCGGAGCCGAGACTCGCGTTGTCGCGTATGGTGTTCGCCGCGATGCCTTGCTCTTTGGCCCGGTCGACCATGGCGCGATAGAGCGCCTTGGCGACCGCACCGCTCACCATCTCGCGGCCCGCGAAGTGCCGGCCGAAGCCCGACACCTTCGCGTTTTCGGGGCGAGTCTTGCTGAAACCGGAATCGTTCCAGCCCATCACGCCGCCTTGCAGTCAGCGATGAACTTGGCGAAGTCCTCGGGCTTGACCTCGGACACGCGCTTGGCGTTGAACTTCTCGAGGATGGCCAGGCAGGCAGTCATGTCGCCCGGGGTCTTGGCCTGCACGCCCATCAGGGCTTCGCGGACGTCGTCAGGGGTGTAGGTCTGCTGCGCCGGTTCCTGCACGGCTTCGCGACTGCCGGTACTCGCGTCTTCGAGAGCCGGCGCAGCAGATTCGGGGAGCGGTTCCACCACCTGACGGCGGGGACGACCGCGGGGGTTCTTGGGCTTCTCGGCGGCGGGCTCGCCGGCCGTGTTGGTCGTCTGCGGGAAATACTTCTTCGCCGGCGACTCGTCGTCGGACAGGCCGCCCGGAGAGTGGAACGGAATCTGTTCTTCGACTTCCTTCACCGCAGCCGGGTCGGCGCTGTGCTTGAGGCAGGCCAGGACGCGCTCGGCTTCTTCGATGGACTGGACGGTAATCTGCAGCTGAAACATGGGTTGCTCCCTGTTTGGTCGGTTGTGCTGCGGTGGAGTGATATTCTCCCCGCGTGGATAAAATGTCAACAGTATTTCACTCGAAAACTTTGGCCAGTTCACGGGCCTTGTTGGCCAGTGCCCGGGTGATGTCGGCGTCGACGCTCTTGCCGCAGCCGAAGAACCGCGCGGTGACGGCACCGTCCTGCCCCTTGCGGTGCACACGGTCGATGAACTGCTTGTTCTCGGCCGGCACCCAGGAGGGCTCCAGGATGTCGACCCGGTAGGCGGCCGTGGCGTTGAACCCGACGCCGACCTTCACCTGGCACAGCAGTACGCGGCACGCCCGGTTGGTCTTGAACTTGTCCAGGATGTGCTGGCGCTTCTCCGCGGGCGTACCGCCGAACAGCATGACCGCGCCGAAGCCCTTCAACTCCCGATGCAGCCACTGCAGCACGTCCACGTGCCACGCGCCGATCAGGATCTTGTCGTACTTGCGCGCCTGCAGCTCAGGCTTGACCACGTCCAGGTAGCCCGGGACCTTGGACAGCCCGATGTACTTGCGCAGCGTGCCGGTGCTGGTGGCCAGCTGGCGCAGGTGATCGAGCACGTCGTCGCCCCTGCCGCGCACGCCGGCCAGCGCTTCGTTCTGCTTCTTCAAGTCCTCGAACAGGTACTGGTTGCCGGCGAACGCCGTCTCGGGGAAATAGACCTCGGTGTCCACCAGGGCCGGTTCCACTTCACGGTGTTCGAACTCAATGGGTGGCAGGGTAGGGATCACGTCGTCTTTCTTCCTGCGGAGCATGAAGTCCGCCAGCAGTCGCTTGAGGGTGGTTGCGTTCTTCGTGCCAGTGATGCGGAATCCGTAGTCAGATGTGAACCCGGTACAAAAATCTGTGACGAATTGGTGATAGTTGTCTGGGTAGACACGCGCTGCGTGCAGGTGCGTCCACATTTCGGAGACGTTGTTTGGGGCAGGCGTACCCGACAAGCGCCAGCGGTACGTCGCGCGCTCTGCCAAACATTTGACCCCGTCCGATCGCCGGCCGTAGACCGCCTTGGTCCTCCCCGCGGTGCGTTCCTTGAGGCAGTGCGACTCATCGAGGATGAGAACATCCCACTGTCGCACGGCCAGAGACTTCAATAAGTCCTTGTTTGCCAACAGGTCGTAGCTGCACACCGTGACCCCGTCCGTGGGCCTGGACTTGCCGTCCATGATGGCCTTCCCGGGCCGGTCGAACGGGCTGAACTTCTCGAACTCACGCAGCCAGTTGACCCTGACCGACGCTGGCACCAGCACGAGGATGTTCCGGGCGCCGACGCAATCGCAGGCGTGGACAGCCTGGGCGGATTTGCCGACACCGGGCTCATCCGCAAGGAACGCATCCTTGCGTTCGGCCAGGAACTGCGCGCCCTCGAGCTGGTAGTCCTCGAGACAGGCGAGGTCAGTCACAAGCTGCCGTTGTCGAGCGCTTCTTTGTGTTCGACCAGCGCGCCCTGGAGCCGGGCCACTTCCGCCTTGTACCCCTCGACCAGTGCGACCCAGTCGTCGTGAGTCATCTGGTCGTACTGCGCGCGGTTGTACTTGGCCTTCGCGCGCTCGAACGCGAAGCGGTTGAAGTCGTCGAGGACGCTCATGGCCGCACCCATTCGAGTTTCGAAGGGATGAACCAGCGAGTACTTGTGCCGATCTGCACGAGCACCAGCCCGTCTTCCAGGGAAGCCACCCTGCCGTGATCGCCGATATTCCAGCCGCGTTGCACGTCGCCGGGAGTTGTAGCGACGATCCGCACCACGTCCCCCACGCTCACGACCAAGCCGGCGGTATCGCACCGCGCGCCATTTTGCCGGTACGCATCCATCTCCGCCGGCGTGGCGACGCGGCGGTGTTCCTTGGGCGGCACGTTCCGCGCACCCGGTGCCACCGGTGCGCCGTCGGCCTCGAGCTTCTTCTGCAGCATCGCCAGCGCGCGCCAGGCCATGCCGACCAGGTCGCCTTCCATCAGGTGGCGGACCAGGGCATCGGGCTCGTCACCGGACTTGGCCCGATCGTGGTGCAGGGGCTGGCCTGGGTTGTGCTTCTCGTTGCCCTTGTAACTGTGGTTGGCCACGGCGGCGAGTGCGGACGGGAAGTACTGCAGGAGGCCGGAGTAGATCGGGAACGTCTTGCGTTCTGCCGAGTCTTCGGGAAAGAGAGCGGTCACAGTCGCGTCTCCGTGGTGTCAGGGTAGGAAAGGACCCAGGCGTCGCCGGCAGGAGCCACGGCGAACTGGGAGCGGGCGCGGACCAACTCACCCATGCGCGCGAACAACTTCACCTCGTCGGTGTGGCGCTCGGACAGGGTGAATGTCTCGCGGGGTTTGTTGGCGGTCATGCGATCACCAGCGCAAGGAGGCCGAAGCACATGGCCGCCGACGGGTGGCCGTTGAAAAGGCAGATAAGCGAGGCGGCGATGGCTGCCACGCCGATGCAGGCGTCTCGGGTGTGTTTGCTCACGATGCCCTCCGGGCCAGAGTGAAACGGTGGGTTGCGTTGCGGTACTTCCGCCGCAGGTAGACGTCGAGGGCCACGCCCTCATACTTGCGGCACAGGTAGTCCAGGGTCAGGGGCATGGCGCAGAACTCGCCGTCACGAACCTCGTTGAGCACGAGGATTCCGCGCCAGTGTTTGTTCGCGGCGCCCTTGTAGTCTTCGTCGTGGAGATAACAGGAGCCGGCGACGATGCCTTGCCGGACCCGGCCAGTCGCAAACTGCTTCGTGCCCATGTCCAGGCCCTGCACGTGGCCCTGCACGAACGACTGGCCTATGTGGTTCAACTTGTTCAACGCCGTGCCGCCGATTGCCCGGCCGGTGTTCACTGCGGCGAAGAAGTGGGCGTAAACGATGCCGTCGATTTCGATCTGGCCCGGGGCGCCACAGTGGTAAGGCACCACCTCCCAGCCCAGGCGCTCGCGGTTGAGCAAGTGAAATCCCAGCGTGCCGGCCAGGCGCGGGTCCGCGTCAATGGCCGTGGCCAGGCGATGGGTGTGGTTGCCCTCGAGGATGACCTTGCGGCCCTTGAACCGGCCCATGCTCTTGGTCAGCAACTCGAGCGCGTCGTTGCCTGCGGCGATGTCGTCCTCGACGCGGGCGCCTTCTTTGGCGAGAGAGCCGAGAGCGTCATAACGGGAGAGGGAAGGGAAGTCCCAGTGATCGTCCAGATGGACGACGACATCCGGCGCGTAGTCCTTGACGGCGTACCCGGCCCAACGCAGGTGATCAGTGGGCACGCCCTTCTTGACCTGGGTGTCGGGTATCACGACGTGGCGGCGTGGCTGGGCCATGCATGGCTCCGTTTGGCGATTATGTGGTGCCATTATCCGCGCGTGTGGACAAAATGTCCACACTTCGGACAGAGAAAATCAGACCGCACCACCGCCTCAAGCTCGCTCAGCAGGTCAGTCATGGGTGCACCCTCGGACAATATCGTGGGCCTGCTCGACCTTTTCTTTGGTCACGATGCCAGCCGCGATCAGCACTTCCTCGGCGCGGATGTACTCACGCAGCTCACAGGCCAGTCGCTCGACGCGCTGCTTGAGGGCATCACGTTCGGTTTCAGCCATTGTTCTCGCCTCCTAGGTGGGCGGTGATGCGG